AAAGGAGCCACTGCAAATGTTGCTGCTCCCATCCACATGTTTCCGTCAACATCAACGTGAAAGGAAGTGGCGTCAGACCCTCCGATATCAAGCAAATCAATACTGACCCCCCCGACGATGATCAATTCTGTACCTGTCCAGTTTAAATAATCGGTAGTGTTACCGATGTAAAACTTCATTAAACCGTCAGCCTCATCAATACCCAAACGATAACCAGTCTCAGTATTATCAAAAGCAGTTTTTCCATTAAAGAGTACTCCTACCGCTTGTTCCAGATCAGAAATAACTTCACCAGAAGTAACGTTCTTAGGAGCTATCCCTTGCGTAATGACGTTGATAAGTTCCGGAGTTGTTTGTAATGAATTATTTTTAATTAAACTTTTATCAAATCCGAGATCAAGAATATTGTAACCAATCTCATCAATAAAAATACTCATATCATTTTGAAGATTCTTCAATATTTATATTGGGAAAATCTAGGCCCCTCAACTTAATCTGCTCTCCAGTAGTCGAATCCACTACTCGAAACTCAAAGACCCGAGCCCGAAGCGGTTTATTAATCAGTACTTCCGTCACAATATCTCCAAGAGAACCGAAGGCTTCCCATTGTCCGTAATCAAGCCGTCTCTGAATTTCTGCTCCTCGAGTACCGTCAGAATGAACCACAATCTTCTCGTTTATAGTTTTATATTTACCACGATCACCGAAGTCAAATTCCGGAGACTGCAGAATATAAGTGATAGCCTGATTGTTATAATCACTATTTCCAGAATTGAGTTGCTGTACTTGTCCATCATCATCTCCGCCTACAATCACAAGATCATCACCAGTAAGGTATTGAGACAAGAACTGAAACTGATTAGCGTAACGAAGAGGAGCCCAAGCTCCACTATCAATATGATAACGTAAAACCACATTAGTATATGTTTCCGTAAAGCCACGATCAAAATTTACTGTAACGTTTCCGACAGACCAATAAATATGTTCGTTGTCGCTCCAGCCATTAACATCTTCATAAAAAGAACTAGCCATGCCTTCAACGATTCTTTGAACCGGACGTGAGATAAGTTGCGGGTATCCACCATTCGTCTCATAAAATCCTTTCGGACCATAGAAGAAGTAGTTTCTCCCTCGCGCTCGCACAATACTTTCGTTTGATTGCGTACCGATGTTAACCAAGTCTTCAGGAAAAGCCGAGTCAAAATTCCAACGCTTAAGCGATCGTTGTTTATAAAGCATCAGATACCCCGGTACTTTATTCAAACCCTGAAGAGTGCCACCACCGTCTTCTTGTTCCGCTTGCAGAGATCCTGAACCAGCAGCAGTCCAACTGACTGTCCCGCTCAAAGGAGTAGCTGTGTAATAAATCCGATCAGTTACAGCACAATAAACTCGATCCTTGAACTCTATCGGGAACTGTGCTCCGGCCGGTACTCCACCCACTCCTAACGGCCCCCCAGAAGAAGCCCAACTGCCACCGTTATAAGCTCGAGCTACCACTCCATTGAGCATCAGTGTTGTATTAAGAAAAGTGGCAAAACGCATCTTAGCTGTAGTACTTAGACCACTGAGAGAAGTAGCCCCGGTTACAGCGTTATAGATAACTCCATTAAATCCGGCAAAAAGTACACTACTGGCAACAGTAGTATCAAGATGCTGGAAAAGACCTTGACAATTATTTCCGGCAGAAAGTTGAGTACCAATGATGGTCGTACCTTCACGCGAGACGGCTTCTCCAAGCACTTTATCGAAAAGGAGGTTCATCGAGAACGGCACCGAGTTCGGGATAGTAATATCAGAAGAAACTGCTTGGATATTACCCGCAGAGACGTCTCTCCACTTGACTGTTTTCTCTAACTTTGCCATAAGGCTTATTCACTATACGGCTCTCTTCTGATGCCCGAACGATAATTAATTTCGTTTATTTTAGGAGCCATTTTGTATTTTTGTCCGGAGACTTCCGTTCGAATTGCAGACTTTAAAGTATCACCGAAAAGCTTAAAATCTCCGTCATCCAGATCTTCCTTACCATTATTGCGCCAGTAATTCTTTCCTTGCCAAAGTAACCAGTACCGAACCATATCAAAACGCGGGGCATCAATAGTGTCCGCTTCCGAATCAACCGCCGTGGCCTCTTCATTGTAGTCCATCGTGACGTTCTTATTTATCCAAGTAGAATCTACCAACGGCCAAATACGGATGCGACCACTTCTGACGTTAAAATATCTCGGCTGACCTTCCTGTTCATCCTGCCAGACGTTCTGATCAACAACGTGGGCTGCGCCAATAGCTCCAGCACCAGATGCCGGGACGCCGGTCAGAATCCCCGCAGTTGCCGAACGTGTTACTCCAGTATAAGTAATAGCGTCAAGAGTATTTGAACTGTAAACGTTTACAGTCCCCGAGTCGTCAAAGTCATAAGAATTGTCAATCTCAAGAGTCGTTCCACCCACCACCGCAAGTGTACGCACTTGCGTATGTTTAGCGTCATTCATCGCAGCCTCAAATTCTTTTTCATCAAGCGGTTTTAAAGGTCTGTCCAGACCGCCAATCTTTACTTGAAGAACCGACTTATTTGTTTCATCATCATAAATATCCGCAGGAAGTGCAAAATCAAAGACTCCTCGAGCCGTTTGCCCGATCACATAATCCGCAATTAAGTAACGACTCCAGCGCTTAAGTTTTCCTTGAACGTAGCGCAGACACGCATTGATCTCATCCATCGCTACCTGTTTTGAGAACGTTTCGTTCCATTCCTGACCAAGCTTGCGACGCACAGATTCAAGCACATAACCGACTTCGTCTTCGGCAAAAGTGACTTCTACTTGTCCCCACGGAATAGCGTCCGAATAAAGCAAGTTGACGGAATTAATACTGTCAATAAATCGCCAATAGTAAAATCCTGATGTCTGTGTCGTGTCATCGTAAAAGTTTCGAACAAGGGTCGGATCGATGTTCTGAGCCGCCGCCAGCGCCGTCAACGTAGAATCATCTGAATTAGCGTTTACTTCTGTAGCGGAACTATAGAATCGGACTGTATTCGCTCTAATGATGTAGATCACCGTACCAGCCGGATGAGGCTCCACAAGACCCGCCGCTACCAACGTCACGGTATTGCCTGACGGCGCCGTAGAGGCAGAGGTGACGACAATCTCAGCCGACTCGTTGCCGGGGAAACGAAAAAACAAAATATTGTCAATAGCCGCACCGGTAATACTTTTTACAGTAATAGACGTAGCGCCAGCGGCAACGTCAGCGTCGAGAATAAGCGTTTCTGCTCCATCGAGGAGTTCACTTATGTCAGAGTATATGCGGCGAACTGGCATGATAGTTTATTTTTATTCATTTTTTTTATCATCCTTATCACCCTCGCCACTGTCTCCTCCGGCTCTTAATTCCTTAATTTTTTCTTTCAACTTTTCATTCTCTTTTTCCAACTTTTCATTCTCTTTTTCCAACTTTTCAACCTTTTCTTCTAACTTATCCATTCCCACTAACATCGGAATCTGTCCTCTTTGTTCTTTAGGAAGCCTTCCTATAGCTGCTAACTTTTGCCAATCCGGTTTTCCCGCAGTAATTTTAGTCACTTGATACTGACACTAAAGCCTGAAATTCAGACTGTAGTCGTTTCTCTTCTTCCTTCCTTCTCGGATGATGGAAGTGACATAGTGTAATGCCATTATTAAGCTGATAACGAAGTTCAGGATAATCAGCCCATCGTAAAATGTGATGGACCTCCAACTGTCCAGAACAATCCCCATTAGATATTCTACACTTAAAGCTATCTCTCACAAACACAGACTTGCGCCAAAGAACATATTCAGGACTAAAAAGCGAATGATAACTTCTGACATCCACTCCTCCTCTATAATTCCACGGTCTTACTCCTTTCTTAAATTCAGTAAACACTGCATAACGCCTACCCTTTCGAGCATCACTTATTCTTTCTCGAACAGATTCAGTATGAGTCTTTCCAAAAAATGGATTTAATCCTCCCACATTCTTTTTTAGACTGATACCATAACATTTTTGAGAACAAAATTTAGCCATTTTCTTATATTTAGAAACAAAACCTTTTTTACACTGTTGACAAATTTTATTCATAGTTACTCTCTTATTGTATCACTAAATTCTTCCACACTATCAACTAACGGCCTATTTTCCTTCATCAACATTCTATCCTTGGGAAACTTGGTATTCCAGCCCCGTTCCACCCTTCGTTCCAGCCGCATCAGATCCCGGGCCTTATTTTCTAGAAACTCCTGATACTCCTGAAGCTCGAGCTTCTTACCGGACAAAGACTCACTCTCACTACTGATAGTTGTCAAAAGTTCTGCCAGTTCTTTTTCTTTTAAATCAAGTTCAACCTTTAAGTCATTTAAATTTTTCTTCTTAACTGTAATTTCATTATCAGTTGACTGCATAACACCCTCAAGGTGAGCCCGTCTAACAGTCAACTCTCTTTCAATAGACTCTTTTGTCTTAGACAAAACACTTGTCTGTTCAATCAACTTTATTTGTTCCTGCTTAAGAGATTCATTACTGCGCCCGAGTAGAGACTCCTCCTCTTTCAATTTAGGAATAAAGGAAACAAGGGTCTGATATTCTTTTAATGTCAAAACAACTTTACTCAAATCTTCGTTTTCTTCGTCAATCATCTCACCAGTAATCTTTGATCGTACATTCTCAAGAAATCGAGTCTCAAATCTTAGAGCATTTAATTTTGCTTCTTCTTGCGCCACCGCCACTTGAAGAATAGCGATCGTTTTTCCTGACTGATCCTGAACTCCACTTAAACTGTTTCTAGGATGAATAAGAGTCATTTAACTTTTTCCCATATTATTAGTCGTCGACACCGTGATAGCCACCGCCACCGCTACCACTGCTTCGGGGTGAGTATTGCAGATGCCCCAAACATATTTATAACTATAAGATATTTGAGGTGTCATTTTAGAGTTTTTTGTATGATAAGTTTGTCCAATTTTTCTTCTATG